GCATCAATAAACAAATCAACAACAAATTGATGTGCTTCATTATCTGGATTATAACTATTCATAATATTCAATAGTTCGTAATATAATGCTCGTATAGGATTTAGATTCTTTCTATACTTACTCATAATAATATCGTGATGCCACTGGTCTTCTTTAGTACATTGGTTAGTATAAAAGTAATAGTATTCTTCCATAAAAGCAACTAATACATGTTTAGCACTCTTTTTAATTTTACTAGTTAGTAGACGTTTTAATTTACTTACAATTTTAGAATGATATTCTGATAAGACATTTTTATACTTATTGGACAAATACTCAAGATCCATTGTACCGTCAAGAAAGTCATTAGGTATTTCGTTTGTTTTTGCGAATTTTATTAATAGTGATTCAAATCTAACAAGTCTGAAGTCAATTATGTCGGTCATCTTTTTTATGTATATCCAATATAGTTTGTAACTTATCTCTACCTTTGTTATAGAGTAGAGTTGCTCTAGCACCTTCATGTAAAGGTTTAGGCCAATTGCCTATATTTACCCACGCATACCCACAACTTTCGCCGTTGAGTGTAGGTAAAAACTCATCTTCTATAACCGCTACAAAACTATAATACATAAAATTTCTATCTTTGCTTTGATAAACGTCTATTGGATTAAGTTTATTAATATCAGGAACTATTCCTAACTCTTCCTCTACTTCTCTAATCAGTGCTTCGTATGGCGATTCGTTATTCTCAACGATACCGCCCCAAAATCCCCAAGTGTGTTTTTGTCTTTTGTCGCTGTTTCTGAACTGTAAGAGTACTCTGTTAGTCCTAGTAGAAAGAAATACTGCCCCAACGGCAACAACACCCTGAAAAGGTTCTACAGGACTAGTGTCCAATATCCCGGGTTGTACTCGCCTTCGTAAATGCTCATCCATAGTTTTCCTGTCCATCTATAAACTTTATTAGTATTTAAGTTCTTTGATGTTGCTGTAGTGTCTGATTTGGTACTAGCATCAAAACTAACAGTCCAACCAGTATCACCATATTCTATAATGTCATTTGCCGAAGCAACTACATTCCAATTTGTATATCCGTCTCCTAAGTCTTCAGTAATAAGATATCGTTGACCGTATGCTAGATCTGGTAAAGTACCATCACCTGGATAGTTTTTAGTAGGATCTATAATTTTATTTACGTCACCGATTGTCGAGGCCGGCAATGTATCAGTATCTAAATTAAAAACTAGTTGAGTATCGTCTGCTGGATTAATAGCAATAGTTCCTGCTATATCCTGAGTATCGTCATCTAAGTCATCTATTATTTTAAGTTTTAGTAAACTAATACTATCTTGCACTTCTTTATCATACATTTCTATTAGCGATGACCAACTCTGCGTATTTACACCGGCTGAGTCTAGTAATGTAATAGCACTTCCTACAACTTGTATTCTGTAATTACCCGGAGTTACAATAACTCTAGATGTTAAGTCAAAGTTTCTAAAGAAGTCGTATATGTCTTCATCATAACCGATATCGGTAAGATTTTGACCGTTAAAGTCAGCAAATACATTTGTTTGTATTTCGTGTATAATGCTCTGACGTTTAACTTTAGCAGGTGGATTTATCCAAATAGGTAATTGGAAAGTCAATGTGGATACATCGATCTGTTCGTCAACCCCCTGCGGTAGTGTTCTATTATTAAACTGTATATCTGTTAATTCTACTTCTACTATTTGTGTCCAATCAAATGGATTAGTATTTTGTTGTAATTGTATAGTAGGATTAAATAGTACTAAAATTTGTTCCATAAGTTGAAGTTTAGTATCTGTATTTGGAGTCCAAATATCAACTTGCATACTTAGGTTAAAGGGAACAGGCATATATCTGTTTATTGTGTATTGATTGCCTTGCTCGTTACTATAAGATTCAGTTGCCTCGTCGTACTTTCTTTCTGTTACTGATTTAGTATCAGTAAAAAACGGATCTTGTGTTCTATCTCTTGCTAACTGTAAACTTGCAATACTAACTCCTATAAAAGGTGTACTGTTAATTACGTTTTCTGAATTTTCTCTAAGTAAATGCGAAACCATTCTACTTGGATCAGCATATCGAACAGGAACGGTATTGTATTTTACATCTTCGCCGTTACGTCCGCCTTCTGCTACTTTGAAAGCATGAAATATTCTAATAAATTGTAGAATATATCTTCTTACTTGTTCATCATACCAATATTGCATTTTTAATTATCCGTCTTAGGTTTAACAATTTTACTAACGTATGTTCTTTCATTAGTAGTTGATTTGTCTGTGTTAGTTGTTTGTGTGGTATTGTTAATAAACCCATCTAGGATTCTATTAGCACTAGAGAATATTTGTTTGCTATCATCAGCAACTTTAACCCAACGAGTACCTTGTTTTTTAAATATTCTACTCGGAGTAAAGTCTGTTCTTAAGAAATAGTCACCGTCTGCTGATGCTAATGGGAATGATATGCCACTACCAAGTAGTGTAGCACCATTCGGAGCACCATCAATTGTGCCTATAAACGGTTTGCCTTTGGCATTTTCGTCTACATACAAGTGAGCACCATCGGCATAATAAGGATCATTCGGTACTTCGTTTTCTGCTTGTTGTACAATAGCATCAGAAATATCAATTTCATCTTTGTATGTGCTAATGATGTTTCTTAGATCATCTTCTTCGTCACCATAACCAATAATATCTCTGTACTCTTGTGAGTCGGATATAGGTCCTAGTTTAACTCTCCACATGTGTGGCCACCAATTTGGATCAAATCCTTCTGACGGCCTACTGGCATCTGTAACTACATAAAACCTATTTACAGCATCTTTTCTTTCGTCTAACAATAAGTCGTCACGTAGATGCGGTAATTCTATTACATCACCAGCCATTAATTTTCTGCCTATAGTTTCTACCATAGTATCCATATGAAAACTCATAAAAAGAGTATCATTTGATAAAAACATTCCAAATTGTGTAAGATCAAAGTCGTTGTCGCCTACATTGTAAGCACCACGTAATTCAAATATATCGTCGCTATACTTTCTGTCCCTATTTTCTAAGAATAAAACATCTTGTATAAACGTTTCGCCTGTTCTTTGATCACCATCTGAACCGTAATTATTACCTTCCTGTGGTTTAGAAAAGTCGTTAGTGTCGCCCTGATCGTGTACACCTAAGTATTTGTGTACGTTTACACCAGTACCGCCTGCGTATATATTTTCCGCCACGATACCGTCGATAAACTTATAATCGTTTCTTTTAACTGGGTTCCATAAACTTATTTTAGGCATAACTGTATTTATCAGATTGACAACGGTTTCATTTTTTGCTATTATATGTTTATGGAAATTTATGAAATAGTGATAATTGGGGTTGTACTAATAGGAGCATCTTGGAATGCTTACTACATTGGTCGTAACGAAGGTAGAAAAGATGCTCAGCAAGAAGCAATGATAGGAACACTTATATTTGCTAGAGACAAACTATTGCTCAAGGACAAAGAAGATATAGTTTGGCAATACTTAAATGACGACATGGCAACAATAGTAAAAATGGTTGTTGATCGCAAGATTTGAATCTATTTGACACCCTTTTTGCCAAAAAAATTATATATAGTTTTTAAAATGAGTAATTATTGGTATGGCTAGAAAGAAAAAAGAACGATCTATATACATCACAACAGAGCCTGATTGGAAGACTCTGAAGTTAGTTACGGAACCGGAAGAGCAAACTAAAGCATTCCGTAGTTGCGAATACTTTGCTAGAACAGAAGTTAGCAAAACTAAAGGTCTGCCAATTGTAAAAAGTTGGATTAAAGATCATACTGGGTGGACTCCTGAAGAAGTAAAAATTATTTTAGCAAATCCTGACTGGACTTTTAGTTCTTGTATCAGTACAATTTATGTGTGGCACAAATTAGGCTACATGCCAGAAACCTTACGCGAACATTATGAGAAACGTAAAGAAGAAGAGTGGATTCCACGTGGTAAAAAATGTCTTGCTGAAAAAATAGAAAAACTAGAAGACAAAAAAGCAAAGCCTGTAATCAGTATACAGCAAAGAATGAAAGAACAGGTATCTGATTTATGTGGTGAGTTTGAATTTTTTATTGACGAATTCGTCGACGGTAATAAAACACTCAAAGAGTTTGATCCATATAAAATGATGATGTCTTATCAACCTGAAATCAAAGGCCCTCATGCTAAAATTATTAAAGAGGAGTTTGAAGCACAACACGAAGAAGCAAAATTAGTTGCTGAGTGGCAAGACGAAGACATAAAAGAAGGCTATGGTCACTTCGATGCTAAGATGCGTAAGACCTTCTTACAAGTGTTTGAAAAGATAGATACTGCTTGTGATACTATTATTGCCACAAAAGCCACTACACGCAAGGCTCGTAAGCCTAAGGCACGGTCTAAAGAGGCTATCGTGAAGAAATTAAAGTATGCTGTAAACTTTCCAGAGTTAGGATTAGCAAGTATACATCCAACAGACATAGTTTATGCTAATGAAGTTTGGGTGTACAATACTAAAACTAGAAAGATTGGTGTATATCATGCTAAAACTGTAGATCCTAGAAACATGCAAAGACCAGGTACTGGCATTATGATAAAAGGTACTACACTACAAGAATTTAATGAAGATACTAGTTTACAAAAAACACTTAGGAAACCAGCAGAAATGATTAAGATGTTTGATGCTGGTAAAATGAAATGTAAAAAATCGTTTGAAGAATTAACTACAACACCTACTAAAATGAACGGTAGATTCAATGAGCATACTATTATACTTAAGACTTTTTGATAAATAGTTAATATGAGTGCTACCGAAACACCAAGAGATAAATTAATCAACGAAATCAAACTTCGATTAGGCGACGGTATGGTCGACGTGGAGTTAGATCCAGAACACTATAACCTTGCTATAGACAGAGCAATACAAACACTAAGAAGTAGAAGTGATGCGGCTGTAGAAGAAAGTTATGCGTTCTTAGGAACACAAGTTGACACGCAAGAATATACGTTACCACAGGAAGTGTTAAACATTAGACGTATATATAGACGCGGAGTTGGTGGCGGTAACATAGGAACTGGAACAAATTTTGATCCATTTGATGTTGCTTTCCAAAATACATACTTGATAAACGCAGGTGTTGTAGGTGGACTAGCAAACTATGACGCATTTACTCAATATAAAGAAACACTCAATAGAATATTTGGTGGTGAATACGATTTCACATTCAATTCAAATACCAAAGTATTAAAAATTCTAAGAAAGATATCAATAGCAGAAGATATAATGATGCAAGTATCTAACTTAGTACCTGAACAAAGTCTATTACAAAACGAATATACTAGACCGTGGATGGCCGATTGGGCATTAGCAGAAGCAAAAATGATGTTAGGTGAAGCAAGAAGTAAGTATGCTTCAGGACTTCCAGGACCTGGCGGTACTGTACAGTTAAATGGCGATGCTTTAAAGCAAGAGGCCGCTTCTGATAAAGAAAGATTACTACAGTCTATAATTAATATGGAAGAAGGTAACAGAAACTACGGCTTTGTAATAGGATAAATGAATACAATAGGGATTTTAGGCAACATAGGTTCAGGCAAGAACACCGTAGCACAATATCTAGCAACACAAGGTTGCATTCCAACATCATTCGCAGGACCAATCAAAGACTTATGTACAAGTGTATTTGGATGGCCTAGAGATATGTTAGAAGGTGAAACTGACGAAAGCAGGGAATTTAGAGAAAACATAGATCTTTATTGGAGTAAAAAATTAGGCATACCTAATTTTACACCTAGATTAGCATTACAGTTAATTGGTACTGAAGTAATGCGTGATCATTTCCACCCAGATATTTGGTTAAACAGTTTAGAATATAGAGTTAAAAAATTACATAACGAAAACGAGTGTGTTGTTATCAGTGACGTTAGATTTAAAAACGAGTTAGACTTAATCAAACGTGTTGGCGGCACAACTATTCTAGTACAACGCGATGAAAGGCCTGAATGGTATGATATAGCACTAGCGGCCAACAACGGTGACGCAGTAGCAAAACATATAATGAGCAGAGACTTCAAACATGTTCACGAAAGTGAATGGGATTGGGTAGGTTGCGACATTGATTATACTATTAACAACAATGGCACATTAGAAGATTTATATGCTAACATCGATGTAATTATTGAAAAACTACCACAAAAACCACAAATATTCCACGATAACGGCTTAGAAATAATTTAGAGGCTTATTTATCATCTTCGTCAATTTTTGATGAATTGACATTTCTATAATACCGCAAATATACAAAATATTCATAAATACTGTTAACCAATTAAGGTATAATAGGAGAATATTATGGCAACATTAGTATCACCTGGTGTAGATATCACAGTATCAGACGAAAGTTTTTACAGTCCCGGCGGACCTGGTACAGTACCTTTGATTATATTGGCTACACATCAAGATAAAACTAATCCTGATGGAAGTGGCACAGCAGGTTTCACTAAGTTAGCAGAAGCAAACGAAGTTAAACTAATCACTAGTCAAAGAGAACTTCTACAACAGTACGGAAACCCAACTTTTTATAGTTCGGGCGGAACACCTTCACATGGTAATGAACTTAACGAGTATGGCTTACTAGCGGCTCATAGTTTCTTAGGATTGGCTTCAAGAGCATACGTTCTTAGAGCAAATATTGATCTTAATGAATTAAAGCCTTTAGCGAATGCGCCTAGTCCTGCTCCAGCAGATGGAACAGTATGGTTAGATAGTTCATCAACTAAGTGGGGTATTTTCAAATACAACACATCAACTTCAAAATACGAAGAATTCGCTACACCTTACATTTTCACAAAAGACGATGTATCAAGTGGTGGGGCACCTAAGAACTCAGTAGGTAAAGATGGCGACATCGCAGTATTAGGAATTGACAGCAGTGGTAATGCCATTGCAAACATTACATATTATTACAAGTATTCAAGTGCTTGGTATGATATGACAACATTAGCATCAAGTTTTACAAACGTAGTAGGAAAAGATTTCCAAGTTTGTACTCACTTAAACAGACCTGTACTACAGGCTGATAGTGGCGCACTAGCAAACGGTGATATGATTGTTCAAACAACATCACTAGCAAGTGGACTTAAATATGGTGTTAAAGTTTATAACTCAACAAACAAATCATGGGCAACAAGTTCAGCAGATGCGTATGCCGATACAGCGGCGGCGTATGCTGGTATTTCTAGTCCAGTAGACGGAAGTCTATTTGTAGAATTTGATCCAGACAATGACGACGCATCTATTAATGGTAAATTTAACATTAAAAGACACAACGGTGCTTCAAGTTTACAAGTACAAGGTACAGCAATTTCAAGTAACGCAGACGTCACGTCACATAGTGGATCAATTAGTTTAGTATTAAACTTAAACCAAGGATCAAATGTTGATGTAACATTTACAACAGAATCAGACAACGGTAAAGCAATAGTCGATGACTATGTTAAAGACATTAATGCGGCACTAAGTTCCGCAGGTGCTACAACTGTTACTGCTTCAAATGTAAGTAATAAATTAACAATCACTGACACAGCAGGTAAAGATATTAGAGTTAGAGCAGGTACAGTTAGCGGATATGGCCCAAGTAATGTAAACATTACAGCAGGTACATATAGTAACTGGAAACCAGCACAGAGTGTTACAACAGCAAACTATAGTTTCGGTAGTTCAGCACCAGCAGGTGACTTAACTGACGGTACATTATGGTATCATGATAGCACAGACGTAAATTTATGGTATAATAAAAACGTTGCTGGAACTCAAACTTGGACTCTTTACTCAGCAGATTACGACGTAAACGTAGCGGCTAGTGAGCCTTCATTACAAAGTGATGGCGGAGCATTAGTTGACGGCGACATTTGGGTCGATTCAGATGCGTTAGAAGATTATCCAAAAATTTACAAAAGAAAATCCAGTGCTTGGGTATTAGTTGATAACGGTGATCAAGTAACTAGCGATGGAATCATATTTAAAGATATGGGACCTGCTACTGCTACAACACAAGCAGGACTTGACAGCGACGCACCAGCGGCCGCTACTGTACCAAACAACATCCTAGCATGGAACAAACGTGGATCAGGCAAAAACGTTAAGCAGTATAAAGTAAATTATACTACTAGCGGTGTGAACCACGGTAATGTATGGGTTGACCATTCAGGAAATCAAACAAATGGTTCACCATACATGGGTAGAAAAGCACAGAGAAAAGTTATTGTAAACGGATTACAAGCGGCAATCTCAAGTAACGAAGATATTAGAAGTGAAGTTAATTTCTTTAACTTAATTTCAACTCCTGGTTACCCAGAATTGATTGACGAAATGATAACTTTAAATACTGATAAGAAAGAGGTGGCATTCATCGTTGGTGACTCTCCATTAAGGCTTAAATCAGACGCAACTTCAATAAGTGCGTGGGCCAAAAACTCTAACAATGCCTCCGAAAACGGCGACAATGGTTTAATATCATCAAGTCCTTATGTATCAGTACATTATCCTTCAGGATTAACAACTAACCTAGACGGTACAAACGTAATGGTACCACCTAGTCATATTGCTTTAAGAACTATGGCATTTAATGACAACGTGGCATATCAGTGGTTTGCTCCAGCAGGTTATCAAAGAGGTCTTGTTCAAAATGCTACATCAGTAGGTTATTTAGATTCAGTTGAAAATGAATTTAAGCCTGTATCATTGAACGAAGGTCAAAGAGATACTTTATATTCAAACAAAGTAAATCCAATTGCTAACTTCCCAGGAAGAGGCTTGGTAGTGTTTGGTCAAAAGACTCTTAACCCAACAGCAAGTGCCTTAGATAGAATTAACGTAGCAAGATTGATTAACTATATTAGATATCAATTAGATATTTCAGTTAAGCCTTTCTTGTTTGAGCCAAACGACGGTATTACTCGAAGTGGTGTTAAAAGAGTTGCTGACTCATTGTTGTCAGAACTTGTAACATTAAGAGGTCTATTTGACTTTATTAGTGTTTGCGATACTACAAACAATACTGCCGCAAGGATTGACAGAAACGAATTATACTTAGATATAGCAATACAACCAACTAAAGCAGTTGAGTTTATCTATATTCCGATTAGAATTCAGTCAACTCTCGGACAAACAGGTTCAAGTTAAACTTAATTTGATCATTTTAAAGGGCGGTTTTTACCCGCCCTTTATTTTTGGCCGAAAAATGATAAATAAACGTATAAATTGAGTAATACTTAATTAGGAGTAAAGCAAATGGCAATAACAAAAGATAAATTCGGTGTACCAATAGAAGGTAGTCGTCTTGGTATTTTACAACCAAAACTTAAATATAGATTCCGTGTAATCTTAACAGGTTTCGGTGCTGGTGGAAGAACAGACGAATTAACTCAGAATGTAGTGAGTGTAACTAGACCTACTTTTTCAATGGAAGAAGTTGTAGTTCACAGTTATAACTCGAGAGCATACATTGCAGGTAAACATGAATGGAATGCAATCAGCCTATCTTTACGTGACGATATCACAAATTCCGTTGCCGCATTAGTCGGACAACAAATCCAAAGACAGTTTAACCACTTCGAACAAACCACAGCAGTAAGTGGTGGAGATTATAAGTTCGACGCAGTTATTCAGGTGTTGGATGGTACAAACGCAGAACCTACTGAACAGTGGGAACTTGAAGGTTGTATGCTACAAGAAGTTAATTACAGCGATCACTCATATGATCAAAGTGAAATTGTAAACATTGACTTATCATTAAGATATGACAATGCTGTACATGTAGCAGGTCCAAACACATTAGGTGGTAAAGTTGCGGCAGGTGATCCATTCCCATTAGTTTCACCACTTGGCACTGGCACATCTACTCAGGTTTAATCCTAGGTAGTTGAGGAGTACCCATGGGGAAATTCTGGAAAGAGATCGTTGGCGGACAAGTTCAACAAGGCGTATATCAGGCCGGTCCTAGACATGCTAGTAGACAATACGGCAGTTTTAAGACCGGTAGACCGCCACGTTTACCGTTTCAGTTTGTTACATATTTTGAACTGAACCCACAATTAAAGAACCTTCATATGAATAAAGATGAATATCACTATTCGTCTTTGGTAAGAGCAATAGACATGCCGACTGTGTCTTTTACAGTTGAAAAACGTAATCAGTATAATAAATTAAAACCAGTAATTTTAACAAAAGATTTCAAACCGTTTTCAATGACTGTTTACGACGACATTGAAAGTAGATGGTATAGTTTATGGCAACACTATTACAATTATCATTTTATGGACGGACGAAATTTGTTAGGGGATCAAAAATCATTTGATCATAATGATGTAGTTGCCACAACTGATCTCGGTGATAAAAATCCATTTAATTCCGATTTTGCTGGCCCAGACATTCATAGTAATGAAATGAGAAACTACTTTAGTGCGATACATGTATTTCAAATACACGGTCAACATGTTACAAGGACAACAGCAATTAATCCTGTTTTACAAGACGCACAGGTAACACAACTAGATTATGCTAGTTCAGGTGTGCCAAGTGAAATAATTTTTAATATAGAATATGAAAAATTAGAATACGGTCCAGAGATAAACATGGAATACGAAGACTACGATAACGGCATTTTAACAGAGTTACTAGAAGATTACACAAAGTCGGCACCTTTTAATCCAACACAAGACAAAGTAAGAGGTCTTGTAAAAGGTTTATTTGGTTTAGAACAATCTAATATAACTCGATCAACTAACCAATTACATACAGCACAAAGAGATGTAAACGGTAATCCATCAAATGCCGCACTTTTAAGAGAAGGCGGCGGTACTACAAGCGGTGGCTTCTTTACTAATTTGCTAACTAACGCACTAAACACAAAAATAGATGAAGCATCAGGCTCTCTATTTAAGAAGAACAATAAAAATTTAAACAAACTAAACTTTTTC